AAGATTAAAAGCAACCTTTGACCCTGCTTGGAATAAATACCAATCACAGGGTCGCTTACAGGCGCATAGATATATGCGTGGTGATGATTTAGATACGATCTTTGATCAATGGTCAGAAGGTCAAGATGATGCGACAGAGATCGAGTGCGTAATTCTTTTAGACAATTCAGGTTCAATGAGTGGTCGCAAAGAAACTTCTGCTTATCGGGCTATGTATGCAATCAAGAGAGCATTAGATCGCATTAACGCAAACACCACAGTAATTACATTCAATACGATTGCAAATGTTTTGTATCGTGCTGATGAAAAAGCAACTGGTGTAATTCGTAATGCTGGCTCTCAGGGTGGAACTAACCCAACGGAAGCAATTACTTATGCAACTAAAATACTTGCTGAAACTGAAAAACCAGTTCGTATTTTCTTTGCAATTACTGACGGAGAGTGGGAACACTATTCAGTTAGAGAAAATAACGAAGCAATTAAAAAACTAGGTAATGCTGGTGTATTAACTGCTTTTGCTTATATTGCTGATCAAGATGAATTAGTAAATCTTGATCAAGAAAAATCGCACTATTGCGAAATTGGTGCGGTTGTAAATAACCCTCTTAACTTAATCGGTATGGCTAAATCAATCGTGAAGTATGCGATTAGTCGGAGATTAGTTAACGCATAACAAACAAATGTGGTGGAACATGGTCGGGGGGCTATGTTCCACCCTTCTAACAATAAGGAGAATAAATAAATGAAATCCGCAGACCTAAAACTAGGAACTAACTATGCAGTAATTCCAGCATGGGATTATTCATCAAGCGATAAGAAAAATCCTGATCGTGTGCAACGCAATCATGTTGCTAAGGCAACTCTTGTATCAACTGCAAAGTATGAATACAAAGTTTATAGATCAGACAAACAAGATGATCAAGCCTTTGCGCCAGCAAATAAAGGCTCTCGTAATGTTGGTTATTTAGTTTGTTCAGATGATTACAAAACAAATGGACAAGCAACAACAACAATCTTTTGGTTAGCAAGACCCCAAGATATTGTTGCTGAATATGCAACTCTTGAACCAAAGTGGGCTGAGAGAGAACGCCAAGAATTATTGGCAAAACAAAAACATGAAGCAGAGAGAGCAGAACAAGAACGCAAACAAAAAGAAGCAAGGGAATACCACGAACGAGTTTCTGCATCTTTACTTGCATCTCTAAAAACAATTCTTGGTGATCGTGCTAACAACATAACAGTTGATCAACGCAATCGCAGGGTTGGAGATAACTATATTGAGGTTTCAGAGATGAACATTGATCTCAAAACCATGTCCATATTAATTGAGAAAGTTCTTGAAGCGAAAGACTTGGTGGGTTAATGACTACACAAACAATTACTAAAGACAGTTTTTATCTTGAACGATTAAAAACTAAGTTCAATACTGGTGAAGCCTATTGGAGTGTTGGAGAAACCAGCACTTCAATTTGGCAACCACATACTCGCAATAAGTTTGATGTATTAACTGAACACAAATTAATTGATATAACTTTTGATGAACAAATCTATAAAGGTTTTCAATTAATAATTATGAGATTTCAATATGAGTTCAGAACAGTTTTGGACTTAAATGGAAATCCAAGTTCAAATTACTTGGCTGATAGTGATATTGGTGGCTACATGAACGATATTAGATCGTTTGTTTTTCACGAAAGTATTGCTTACGAGATTGGTGGCGTTGGCGATCTTAAACAAGAGTTAGATTGGTTAGGTCAGAGTGCCACTCTCTACATGTATGGCGGTGATACTGATGCAACTAAAACAATTAAAAAATGCCAAAAGAAATTAGATTTACTTTCACAAATTGCAAATGTGAGAGATGAATTAATTTCTATATCTACTGAAAGGGCTAGTTCATACGATACAAAAAATCCTTACAACATTAATGTAGGTGATCAGGTGTTTATTCAGGCGCATGGTCGGTTGCGTAAGGGCAAGATCGTATCTACAACTGGTAGCCGATTTATTGTTGGCTATTTAACTCCTTCAAACCATGACGATCTAAAATACAAAACTCTCAGATTGGATAGTTTATGGATACCAGCAAATCCATGAAATCAAAACGAACTAAAGTGTGCATAGGTTGTCTTACTGCTTTGCCACTTAATCGTTTTAATAAACACATAGACGGACAATACAAAGTTAGGGCAAGGTGTAAGCCATGCTTTGCCCTAATGCGTAAGGGTTCAGAAAAAAGAAAAACAGAAAAATTAAACTTACTTGCTAAGGGTAAAAAGCGTTGCAGTTATTGTCGCAAGATTAAATCACTATCACGCTATCAACCTAGAACTCATGCAAGCGGTAATAAGGGCTATGAGGGGGCTTGTAAGCCTTGTGTGTCTATTAGACAGGCAGAGAAACATCAGAACAACCACAAAAAAGTAAGAGAGTTTGTATTTAATTATTTATTACAAAATCCTTGTATTGATTGTGGTGAAACTAATGTGTTGGCTTTGGAGTTTGATCACTTGCATAGTAAAAAGTTTAATATCGGAACTGCACTTGGTAGCAACCTTTTATCAACACAAATTAAATCAGAGATTAAAAAGTGTGCAGTTAGGTGTTCTAGTTGCCACCGAATTAAAACTCATAAAGAACAAAATAGTTGGAGATACCGACTAGTTATGGAAAGGAGTGCTTAAATGAGATCAAAAACTTATTATCGAGTTCGAACTGGAGTTCGTATTCTATTTTGGAGTGCGTTGGCAGTTGGAACTTACTATTTAGCAACCCACATTAATTGGGTTGGTGATCACTATTGCTTTGGCACTATTGATCAATGTTATTTTGGGGGTAAATAAATGGGTTATGTAGAAATTGTTAGGCAAGTTCAAGATCACGAATTAGATACATGTGATCAATGTGAACAACAGGGTGTTAGAAGTAATGGTAAAACAATTACCGATAATTACTCGCAAGATATTTTGTGGTTTTGCTATAACTGCGTAGAAGCACAAAAGAGATCACTCTCTCGATAACTTAAAATTGTTGGGTAGGCGTTAACACAAGACTTGTCGGGGTTCTTTCATTCCCCACTCCTTTCGCTTGTGAAGGGCGGTCAAGACTTTTAATATCCTTAAATTGCTTTGGATAATAAGACGAGCCGTATCTGCGCCTATTCAACTCCTAATAGAATTGGATTAATAAATGTTTAATGAGAACCAAAAAATAAAAATACTTCAACAAAGAATTGAATATCAAAAATCTTTGGCTGAGGTTGCTCGTATGTTTGGAACTTCAAGAATACAAATTAGAAAAATAGAAGCCGAATACTTAAATCTAAAAAGGAAAAATAATGTTTGATGATTTACTTGATGAAAGTTTGTTTGATGAAACATTTGATAGCGAACCACAATGTAATTGTGAGTGTGGTTGTGAAGTTCCAGTATCGGGTCAATGTGTTGATTGCAGTAGTGATAATGGGCATCAAAATAATAATGGATTACCTAAATACGATCACTTAAACGAACTATTTACTACAAGGGAGAGCCAATGAACCAAGAACAAGAGGACTTAGTTAAATCTATTAACTTTGCCAATGAGTTTATTAAAATTGTTCGTGGATTTAAGTTAGATCAAGAACGGCAAGATAGTTTGCCCCAAGAGATAAAAGAGTATTTAGCCAATGAACACCTAAATCAATTAATTACAGATCAGGGATTAGAGCCTGAGATGTTAGTTTGGGGATTGTTGCACATGATTGAAATACTTTTGAAGTTTGCCAATTTACAGCCAAATGATTTAGTTGAAATCATGGATAAGTTTGTTGAAAGCATAACTAATGGGAACGGAGATAAAGATTATGACTAAACCTAAAAGCCAAGTGTCTTTTACTAAAGCAAGAAAAGTAATAAAGCCAGTTGAATTAAAAATACCAACACCTAAAGATATTGATGATGCACCTTGCCAAACAGTTGACCCTGAAATCTTTTTTCCTGATCCAACTGATAATGCTGGCATCACAAAAGCCAAAACTCTTTGTGGTAATTGTAATCAAGAAGTTAAAACTAAATGTTTATCTTTTGCATTAACTAATAGAGTTCATTACGGAGTTTGGGGTGGACTAACTTCTGATGAAAGACAAACCCTACTTCGCAAACAGTATAGGAGTAAAAATGAGATGTAAAAAATGTGGCGCACAAATTGATTACTCAGGAAGTAATGACGGCATTTATTGGTCTTGCCAAGATTGCGGTATTGATACAGAACAGGAGATTGATTAATGAACTTACCTTACGCAAAAAATCAAGTTGTGATTGAAGTTAGTGGTGGTGTAGCAGAAGTAATGCGTTGTCCTGACGGAATTGAGGTTTTAATTATTGATCACGATAACGAAATCAATGGTGGTTATGGTTCAGAAAAATGGAAACTATTATTTGGGGGGAATTAATTAATGGTTAATACTTTTATTCCTTATCCTGATTTTGTTAAATCTGCTAAGGCTCTTGATTACAGGAGATTAGGTAAGCAACGAGTTGAAGCATGGCAAATACTTCGAGCCATAATGGGAATTAGTAAGGGCTGGCGTAATCACCCTGCATCAAACATGTGGCGTGGGCATGAGAGGGCTTTGTGCGAATACGGAATTGCAATCTGCCAAGAGTGGATAGATCGTGGCTACAAAGATACTTTGTTGCCTAGTTTTGTGGCTATGCACTCAACCTTCCCTGATACTGGATTGCCGTTTTGGTTTGGTAATTCAGAATTGCATCAATCGCATCAATCTAATCTAAAACGCAAAGATGCTATTTATTATCAATTTAATGTGCCGACAGATTTACCTTATTTGTGGGCTGATACAAAAACTAAAACTACAAAGTGGGGAACTAAACCTAATGAAACTAAACAGAAAGTTGTTAAATAAACATGAGCGATTGGCTAACAAATACAGATATAGCGGAATTAACAGGGTTGAAAGTAGAAACTCTGCACAGTTATCTAAGTCGCAACACCCTTCCCAAACCCGACAAATACATGGGGAGAACTCCAGTTTGGAAAACAGAAACGATCAAACAATGGGCATCAGACCGAGAAGTGGAGATTAACTAATGGCATACATGAACATCTATCTTGAATTAAATGATGATCACGAAGGCGATAATGCACCAGCCTTTGCTCACAGTTTAATAAATTACACGATTGATGATTTAGTAATTAAAGATCAAATTAAAAACTACGAATGGGAGATAGTAGAATGAATAAAGATCAAGCAATTAAAGAGTTAGTTGAACTTCAACACACTTGGCGTGAAAGGCAAATTAGTGCTGAACAAGACGGAACTTCTGATTTTTTAATGTTAGACGGCGCAATATCAGGAATAGATATTGCGATTGATATTGTAAAGGAGATCAATTAATGGGTTTAGATATGTATTTGTATGCAGAAAAATATATGGGTGGTAATACTGACCACCCTGAGTTGTATGCAGAGATTAAAAATCTTGCTGGATTAAAAGATTTACCAACTCCTGATTTTTCTAATGTAGTTGTTAAATCAATGGTTGGTTATTGGCGCAAAGCCAACGCTATTCATGGCTGGATTGTTGATAAGTGTGGCAAGGGCGTTGATGAGTGCCAAACAATTTATTTAAGTGATGAGGATTTATTAAATCTAAGAAACGATTGCATCAAGGCTTTGGCAAATCCTAATCGTGAATACCAAATTGAAAACAATAAAGTGTTTTATCAATTATGTGATTACCTAAATAAATTAGAGCAACCAATCACAGTTGAAAATTATGAGAACCCACTTCAACCAGTTGAAGGTTTTTTCTTTGGTGGTAATGAATTGAGCGATTATTATTTTTATCAACTGGAATATACGATTGATCTAATTACTTCCCTATTAGAGAGCGATCAAGAATTGAACTTTACTTATCAAGCCAGTTGGTAGGAACTAACTTTATTTAATTCCAGAAAAGTTAGTTCACGCTCAATTCCAGATCAACTAACTTATCTGGTGTTCCACCAAGTTAGTTCCCAAGCGCATAAGCCAAGTTGCCTACTCCGTATGTAATCCAAATCACCCTCAGCCCTCATGGGGCTGGGGGTTATTTTTTGATTAAGAACCTACTGACCAGTAGTATTACTCGCCAGTAGAAGGGTCATTACTCGCCAGTAGAACAGGGGAACTTATGGCGTATGTAATCAAGCGCAACGGCAGATTTACTGGCTATTACAGGCTAGGCAATAGGCGGTTGTCGGCTGGCACATGGGCTAATGAAACCGAAGCCATGTATCACGCCATACAATCGGAGAAGCATGGCTCTATTGCCCCTTCAAAGGCTAATTTGAGGGTAGGCGATTTTATAGATCAATGGCTGGCGGTGTCTGACCTCATGCCGATCACCAAGAAGGGCTATAAGTCGGTTCTAACTCGATTTGTAATTCCAGTTATAGGAGATCGAGAACTAACTTCCCTGAAGCCTTCAGACTTAGTTAAGTTAATTGATGATCTCAAACTAGGTGGCGTTAAACCCGCAACGCTAAATCAAGTTAAAGCCTCTCTTGGCTCTATGTTTTCAAAGTTAGTTAGTTCAGGTCAGTTAGAGAGTAATCCCACGCATGGAATTAAGATCAAGGTCAATCATGCCGATATATCTAATCTCCTAGCCCCTGATGATTTCAAGGAGATCGTGAAGCATTTACCGACACAAGGAACAAAATTATTCGCCCAATTTCTAGTAGCAAGTGGGTGTCGCTATGGTGAAGCAACGGAAGTAAGAGCAAAAGACATCAATTTCAAAACTGGCGAAATCTTTATTCAAAGGCGAGTTAGTGATCTAGGTAAGCAATACAACAATGGCGAGAGATTTCTAGTAGTAGATGCCACGAAGTCAGGGCATAAGAGAAGCCTAGTGATAGGAAAAGCCCTATTACAGCAACTAAAAGCGTATGTCCTAGCAAAAGGCATAGCAAAAGATGACTTGATGTTCCCAAGAACAATACTGCTGACCCCAAGTAAAATAGAAGGTTCACGAAGCGCAAAGCCCTCTCGACCATTCGAGAAAGGCGGAAAACAGTTCCAGCATGGAACTCTTTACTCCTATACACATGGGGGTTGCAGATGCGAAGGGTGTAGGCAAGCAGTAGCAAACTACCGCAAAGCCAAAGCCCAAGCAGAAGCACTAGCAAAAGCAGAGCAGGTAAGAAGCCGAAGCCGTAAGGCAAAGCAGAAGCATCAGCAGAAGCAAGAGCAAGGGAGTTTCATCAACAATATGAGCCACATGCCTCGTGATGTATGGAGAACAACATGGAACAAAGCAATAGCCAAGTCCGCAATCGGCTGGTTTCCAAGAACTCACGATTTACGACATGCAAACGCTACGCAGTTGTTAAAGAACGGCGTAGATTTACATGAAGTAAAAGAGCGATTAGGACATCAATCGATCAAGACGACAGAGCGGTATTTACACCGCCTTCGTTCACACCAGTCAAAGGCATCTGAAAGTGCCAACGACTATTTGGAGTGATGATGAAAACAAACGCAAGAATAAGAGCCGAGCAGATGCCAAAGGCAATAGTCAAAGCATCAGCAAAAGCCAAAGCAAGAGTAAAGGCACTAATACTTGGTGGGTCGATCTCGACCTTAGCCGTAGCATTTGGGGTAGCAACTACAACTGATGCAATAGCACCAACTAGAGCCGAAGCACTAATAGTGCAAGAAACAAAGACCGAAGCAACTTTGAAAAAATATGAGAACGCTCATAAATTGACCGATACTGAATTGGTCGAGTTGCTTCGTGCCGTAGGCTTCACAGGTGAGAACCTGAAAGAAGCATGGGCAGTTGCTAAGAAAGAAAGTAATGGGCGACCTCTCGCTCACAATGGAAACACAAACACAGGCGACAACTCTTGGGGCATATTTCAAATAAATATGATCGGAGAGTTAGGTGAAGATCGTAGAAAGAGGTTTGGTTTAGAAACTAATGCCGAACTGCTCGATCCTGTGGTTAATGCAAGTATCGCCCACTACATGAGTAGAGGCGGTAAGGACTGGAGTTCTTGGCATGGAATTACACCAAAGACTAAACAGTTAATGGAACAGTTCCCTATCAAGAAGCCAAAGCAATAGCAGAAGCCATAGCAAAAGCATAAGCAGGGAAAGCAATAGGAGAAGCAATAGGAGAAGCCCCATCAGAGATGATGGGGCTATCTCAGAACTAACTCCCCTGGCAGCCAGGAGAAGTTAGTTAGTTAGGGGTAATCATGGGAGAACACTCATTTGTAGATCGGTATATGGAATTGGACAAGGGATACTTAAAACATAAACAAGAACAATATAAAGATTATAAACAACCTAACCTGCTTTATACAGAAGAATTGTTTTGGGATAAGTTAGTTCATTTAGGTTGGAGAAAAGATCACACAACAACAGAGTGTTTAGTATTGGTTTGCTCTGCTTGTGAATTATCAATAACAAAAGTTGTTCTTAAAAATACCTCTGATGTCAGAGGATTATTAAGTGTAGACGAAAGAAAGCACCATCACCAAAGGTACTATTGCAAAGCAACAGCAAAAGCAAAGCAATAGCAAAGCAATAGCAAAAGCAAAGCAATAGCAAAAGATTAGTAGTTATTTTTTAAATCTTCTAAAAATAAATCATGAGAAATAGTTTTTTGTATATTTTGTGTAGTTATTAAATTTGTATGTGTTTTATTAAAATACTGTAATTCTCTTTTATACTTTTTAAGTAACTGTTTATTAGGTAATTTATGCCCAAACAATACACACAAATAATCTTCCGTATTAAAATGAGATCCCTTTAAAGTTGAAAAAAAATCTGATTGAACTAAAATTCTTTCTTTATTAATTTCTAATATATTTGTTATTAATTCTGGAGTTTTAGTATTTTGTATAAAATTTTTCCAAAACAATGTGTTTTCTTTATTAGTTACATAATGCCAATATATGTATTCAACTATAGAAAAACTACTAATTTCATTGTTATAATTAAAATTATCTTTAATAAATTTATTTTTTGTTAAAATATTATGTTTATTTGTAAAAAATTTTTGTAAATTAAAAATTGTTTGCATAAGAGAGGTTGCTTCTAAAGGTTCAACAAAACCTGCGGACAATCCTAACGCTAAACAATTTTTTATCCAAATTTCTTTATAAGTTCCAGGTTCAAAAGAAAATAATTTGGGAGGAAAAATTTCAAAACCTAATTTATTTTCAATTTCTATTTTAGCATCATCTACCGAAATTTGATTATTATCAAAAACGTAACCACACCCATACCTATTTTGTAATGGGGTTTTCCACATCCAACCATAGTCCATAGCAATTGCTTCTATATATGAAGGAATTTTTTCATGTTCTTTATTATTTAAGAAAAAGGGCAATGCTTTATTAGTAGGAAGATAATCTTTGTAAGATATCCATTTTGATAAATATTTTTTTCCTATAATTAAACGTGCAAATCCAGTGCAATCAAAAACAAAATCTACATCTATACATAAACCATTCTCTAATAATAAATTAGAAATCTCTTCATCTTGATTTAAATTTATTTCTTTTACTTTACTTTCAATTCTTTTAATCCCCCTATTTTGTGCAACTTTTGATAAATAATCTGCTAATAATTTTGCGTCAAAATTTAAAGACCAGGCTCCAAGTTGATTGTAATTTAAAATTGGATTTATATTATTAAACTCAGTTATTTTTGTAAAAGGAACTTTATTATTATTACAAATTTTATTTATAAAACAATATTCATCCATAGAAATATTATTTATGTAAGAATATAAATGAAATAAATTTGTGTCTAAATTAAATGAATCAAGGTACCCATTTTGTTCTGAAATTTCAGGAATTAAATATTCAAATGGATGATAAAAATAATCTTCGTTTTTATTTGACCATCCAGTAAATTTTGCAGTAGTTTTAATTGTAGCATTCGTATGTTTTATTAAATCAGAAACTGGTATTCCCAAAAAATCCAATGCGTTTATTAAGTTTGGGGTAGACGCTTCTCCTGCTCCTAAAATACCTATTTCTTTACTTTCAATTAAAACAACATTATCGTCAGGAAAAATAACCTTTGTATATAAAGCGGTTAACCAACCAGCAGTGCCTCCACCTACTACAACTAAGTTATTTATATGTTTATTTTTCAAAAGATTCCTTTTTTAAATTAAATTTTTTTTAATTTCAGAAAGAACTTGTTCTCTAATATTTGCTTGTTGTGCCATTTTATATCTTTCTTTTAATAATTTAAATTTTCCATATCTACCAGGAGACTCAGATGATTCTTTAGTAAATCCAAGTAATTTTGTTGACATAACTATTCTTTTAAATTCAATTTTTTTGTCAGTTTCTATATGTAAATAAAATAAAGGATCTCCTTCTTTAATTTCAAAAAAATTAACATCTAAAGGAATGTGATAATCTAAGGTTAATAAACGTGGCCATTGACCTATATCAAATTGACCTGTAGATAAAAGACTACCTTTTGCTGGGCTTACATTAGGAAAATAAGGAGCGGTAAATTTCATTAATACGGGTTGTTCAGAAAAAAAGAACCATTTCATATTATAAAGTAAATTTGAATAACCATCTAAAGTAGTTGCTCTAACTTTTGTAAGAGTAATTTTTCCGTTAGTAATAAGGTCTTGAGAACCTTCTTCTTTGTGTATTGTTTTTAATAAATCTACTGGAAGTTCATGAGTGTCGTCTAAATTTGATAAAACAGTAAAAACATTATTAAAATAATCTTTTGTCGCAGGACAAGAAAAAAATCCAATATTTGATGTTTTTTGTGGTCGTAATAAATTTAATACTGGTACAGGATCTCTATACAAAGATGCCCAAATTTCATAATCAGAAACATAAGAGGCAGGACACCAATATATTATTAAATTATCTTCATCTTTATTATTCACAAAATTATTCTCCATTTATTAATTGTTAAGTTTAATTAACTTAACCTCACATGCATCAGTTGTACAGTAAGCCTCTCCTATGGCATCTGCAGCCATGCCAGCATACACTCCTGAAAGATCTATAGGAAATAGTTTCATAACTCCCTCCGAATTATATTCGTCAACAGTAATTTGGGTATAAGGCATTTGAGGA